GACGGTGCTGAAAGAGTATTTATTGTAGAAGATGCAACAGCAAGATCAGCTTCTAATTATACACTTACAGTTAAAACAGTTTCAGGAACAGGTCTTGCATTACCTATTGGATCAACAACAGTTTTATATTCAGATGGTACAAATATTACAGGAAAGCTACAAACAAAAGGATATTATACACCAACTACTACGTACACTACAGTTAATGGTGACCAAGTGTTAGTGGATACTTCTGGAGGTGGTATTGGTACTGCGATTACACTTAATTTACCAGCTTCTCCTGCAATAGGAAATGAGGTTACATTTATTGATAGTGGTAATAACTTTGCATCTAACAACTTAACAATTGGAAGAAACAGTTCCAATATTTTAGGTAGTGCTTCAGATTTAGTGGTTTCAACTAATAGTTCTGCATTTACTTTAGTATATGTTAATGCGACTAGAGGCTGGATTTATAAAGATAACATATAGGAGCACGGATCATGGCTCTTCTTGATTTTCAATTTGTCCCAGGAATTGACAAACAAAATACAACAGTAGGTGCTGAACAACGTTGGGTAGACTGTGACAACGTAAGATTTAGATATATGTTACCTGAAAAAGTTGGTGGCTGGTCTTCACTTATTACAGATACAATTGTTGGTGTTGCAAGACGCGAGTTTGCATTTGTTGATTTAGCAGGTAATAGATATGTTGCTATTGGAACAGACAAGTTTCTACTTATTTATTTTGAAGGACAGCTTTACGATGTTACTCCTTTAAAGACTACATTAAGTTCTTGCACTCTTGCAACAACATCGGGTTCGGCAGTTTGCTCTATTACAAAAGCAAGTCATGGTTTAAGTGCAGGGGATATTATATTATTAGACAATGTAACCTTACCAGCGGGTACAGGTTATGCTAATTCAGATTTTGAAGATAAATTATTTCAAGTAACAAGTATTACAAGTTCAAGTGTCTTTACAATTACACAAAGCTCAAATGCATCTGCAACAGTTTCAACAGGTGGTAGTTTAGAAGTTAAACCTTACGAAACAGTTGGTCCTTCAGCACAGTCATATGGTTATGGTTGGGGTACAGATACTTGGGGAGCAGGAAACTGGGGTGAAGCATCTTCTGCAACCGATGTAACACTAGAACCTGGTTTATGGTCATTAAGTAATTTTGGTCAAGTATTAGTTGCAACAATTGCAAATGGTAAAACGTTTACTTGGAATGCAGGAGCAACAGATCCTTTAACTGTAAGAGCATCAACATCTACTTCAGGTTTTGCAACTACAAATAATCCAACTGCAACAAGGGTAACACTGGTATCACCAACAACAAGACACTTAATTCATCTTGGAACAGAAACAACTATTGGTACACCATCCACACAAGATGATATGTTTATAAGATTTTCAGAACAAGAAGACATAAATGATTATACAGTAACTGCAATTAATACTGCTGGATCACAAAGACTTCAAGATGGCACAAAAATTATGGGTGCTTTAAAAGCAAAAGAATCAATTCTAGTTTGGACAGACAATGCATTATATACAATGAAATTTGTTGGTGCTCCTTTTACATTTGGATTTGAACAAGTTGGTACTAACTGTGGATTGATAGGCAAGAATGCAGCTGTTGAAATAGATGGTGTAGCTTATTGGATGTCTACAAATGGTTTCTTTGCGTTTGATGGTACGGTTAAATCTTTACCATGCACCGTTGAAGATTATGTTTATGATCAAGCAGATACAACAAAAGGACAACAAGTATATGCAGGTTTAAATAACCAATATACGGAAGTAACTTGGTATTATCCATCAACAAATTCTGAATACAATGATCAATATGTTATATTTAATTATGGAGAAAGTGGGCCTAGAATACCAGGAGGTGTTTGGTATATAGGTACAGAAGCTAGAACAACTTGGATTGATGCAACGGTATATCCTAATCCTATTGCAACTAAATTCAATGACAGCGCTACAGGAACCTTTCCAGTTATTGTTGGGGAATCAGGGCTCGGGCAAACTACTTTATTTGAACACGAAGTAGGAACTGATCAGGTCAATCCTGATGGTAGTACAACAACAGTTACATCTTTTATACAATCCTATGATTATGATTTACAACAAAGAATGAGAGGTCAAGCATATTCTGTAGCAGGAGATGTTTTTCTTGCTGTCAGAAGATTCTTACCTGACTTTAAAAATCTTGCAGGCAATGCAGAAGTAACACTTGCAGTTAAAAGATATCCATCCGACTCACAAACAACAACAGCATTAAGTCCTTTTACAGTTACAACTTCTACTCAGAAAAAAGATACCAGAGCAAGAGGAAGGTTTGTTAATATAAAAATAGCAAATACCGATGTTAGTGAATCTTGGAGATTTGGAACTATGAGATTAGATATACAACCCGATGGGAGAAGATAATGGCTAAAATAGTAGTAAGATTACCAGAACCAAAAAAAGAATATGATGAATCTAATCAAAAACAAATTAATAGAGCAGTTGCTTTAGTTGTAGAACAATTAAATTCTACATTTTTAGATGAACTTAAACAAGAAACAGAAAGATTTACTTGGTTTAAATCTTCAGGAAGGAATAGCTAATGGCTAATATATACAAAAACGCTAACTTTGATCTAAACTCAACATCGGTAATAGATGTGTATACTTGTCCATCTAACTCTAGAGCTATAATACAAAATATACATGCAGCTAATGTTGGTGGTGGAAACACAGAAATAAAAGCTTTTATATATGATAATTCAGTAACAACTGCTTTTCAATTTGCTGAACATACTGTAAACTCAGGAGATTCTAAGTCTATCGCTGATGGCTCAATTGTGTTAGAAGAGAATGATAAATTACAACTACAAGCTGCTACAGCAGATATATTTGAAGGCACTTGTGCAATATTAGAAATAAACAGAGAATAGGAGAAGTAATGGCGTTTATAGAAGAAGGTGAAGTAGCATACACAATAATAAATGGTAAAAAAGTACCTGTTGTAAAATGTGAAACAGAAGTAGTATTAAGAAACACACAAACTAATTATGAGTATAATTCAGACAAAGAAGCAGAAGATGATATTGCTAATCCTGAAACAGTTACTCAAAAAGAACACGTAACAAGATCATTAAAAGTTAAGGTAGCAGCAATGCCACCATTAGGAGCAGGGTCAGAATAATGGTTCTAAGTCCATACGATCAATCAGTATATGATGCAGGGTATAAATATATACCTCAAAGTCAATATCTGTTAAATCCATTTCAAGTACCAGCAGGAAACGAAAACGAAGTTCCTTCAGGTCTACCTGCTATATATCAGCCAGGTGGTTCAATGGGTGGCGGTGGAGGTGGAGCATTACAAGCTAACTCTCCAATGACGGACTATAATAATTTTTATAAATATACATCAGATAAATATTTTAATAATCAAGCTACACCTAATGTAGATGATTTATATCAAAGTAAAGTTGATCAAACTTTTATGGGTATGCCAAGCTATAGACAACAAGAACTAACTGGTCCAGATATGGGTGAATATATTGGAACAGGAACTGACATTCCTTTAGAACAAACTATGGCAGGTAGAGTTCAAAATACTCTAGGAAATGTTACAGGCGGTATTCAAGATCTAATGGGTAAAGTAGGTGGCCTAGGTCCAGTAAGTTTTTTAATGAATAAAATGGATAGGTTCGATACATTATCACCAACTGATCAAGAATTTATTAAAATGAATATGGGCTACAGAGGTCCAACTGTATTTGGTGAAAATACATCTGGTTTAGATAAAGACCTTTTGGTTTAAATACAAGATCTGCACTCGGTAATTATGCTGAAAGAGTTGGTGTAGAGTATGATAAACTTGGTGATATGCTAGGTGGAAAAATGTCAGAAAAATATGGTGTTGAATTTGATCCTGAAACAGGAACTTTCGTAGGTAAAAATGCAGCGTACGCTAATAAGATGAACAAAATGAATTTAGCTAAATATAATTTTTACAAACAACAAACATTAAGAAGAGATCTAGATAGAAAAACTGCAGAAGCAAATGCTAGAAGAGAAGCTGAAAGAAAAGCAGCTTTATCTAGAGCAGAGTCAGCAAGACAATATGACTCTAATATACATGGTCCAACTAACTATGGACTAGGTAGTGATGGCCGGCAATCTTATGATTCAGGCCAAGGATTTGGTACCAATGCAACATCGGGTGGTCCAGTAAGTAATAGAACTGGTAGAGGAAGAACTGATTATATGGACGGTGGACTAGCNGATCTAGTAGATATATATGATTGATTATAGGAGAAAAAGACTATAAAAAGGTAAAATTATGGCAATTTCAAGAATGGATATGGAAAGACAACTTAGAGCTGGTGGCGGCATTATGCAATTAGAAGAGCCAAGACAAAGATATTTTCTAGGTAAGATTGTAAAAAAAATTGGAAAAACTGTAAAGAAAGTTGTTAAATCACCATTAGGTAAAGCAGCTTTAACAGGAGCCATGATGTTTGGTATGCCTGGAACAAGTTTTGGTGGACTATTAGGTAGAGCAAAATTAGGTGGTGCAGCTTCTGGTATTTTTGGAAACACCGGTGGTATTGGTGCATTACTTGGACAAGGTGGTAAGTTTAGTACACTAGGAGATTTATTTAGAGTAGGTGGTAAAGAAGGAGCTAAGTTTAGTATACCTAGAATATTAGGTGGACTAGGTGCAGGAGCAGCAGTAGCAGCACCATTCTTTATGGGTGAAGAAGAAGTTGACGAAGGTACACCTTATACTATGGCACAGCCAATGATAGAAGATGTAAGAAGTCAAGCTAGAAAATATTATAACGATCCAACAAACTCTGCATTATACTTTATGCCTCCTAAGTCAGCTATACAAAGTTCTTTTTACGCTGATGGTGGACTAGCTAGTCTAAGACCGGGTTATAGAATAGGTGGTGGTGTATTACAAAAAGCAGGTCAGATGATAAAATCTGGTGTAGGTAAAGTTAAATCATTATTTGATGATGCTGATATAAGTATTCAAGTTCGTGATGAAGATGTTTACGTTCCTGATTACGGGTACCAAGCACAAGCTACAGGTCAAGATGTTTTTATAGCACCTAAATCTAAAAAAGCCGTAAAGGTTATGGAAGAATTAATTGAGGAAGGTTATGACATAACTAAAGATGCTGATGGTGAATATATTATCAATGCTTTAGATGAAGGAGCTCTTGATATTGTTGCTAAAAGATTAAAATTAGGTGGTGATGACATAGATAATTTCATGGGCAGCTATGATGATATGTATTCAGGTGGTGATGATAAAATGATTTATGATGCTTTAAGAGATAGAAAAGCAGATGGCGGTATTATGGACCTAGGCGGCCTAGAAAAAGATTATAGAGAGGGTGGTTTTGTACCACTGGGAGCTGAGGAAAGAGCTGACGATGTGCCAGCTAGACTTAGCAAAAATGAATTTGTATTTACAGCAGACGCTGTAAGAAATGCAGGTGGTGGAGACATTGACAAAGGTGCAGAAGTTATGCAGAATATGATGGACAATCTAGAATCTGGTGGTAGTATATCAGAAGAGTCCCAGGGCATGGAAAATCCTGCACAATCGATGTTCGATCAAGCACAAATGTTGGAGAATAGAATAGAATAATGGCATTACCAGATTATTTACAAGAAGCAGGAAAAGATTACGCACGACAGCTAACCGCTACAACGTCGGCACCTATTAATACAGGTACATTTACAGGTAGATCTTTTGTTGCAGGTGAAGATCCTTTACAAACAGCAGCAATACAATCTGCTACAGCTGGTCTAGGTTCTTATCAACCATACTTAACACA